TACACACAAGCGGATTTCGATGCCTTCGAGGTGATCGACGGAATCAAACAATGCCCCTCGGGGGATTACAGTGATATACAAATATTCGGCGAGCGGGGCTCCTTCGGCGAGCGGTGCTCCTTCGGCGAGTGTTGCTCCTTCGGCGAGGGTTGCTCCTTCGGCGAGGGGTGCTCCTTCGGTAGGTGTTGCTCCTTCGGCGAGCGGTGCTCCTTCGGTAGGTGTTGCTCCTTCGGCGAGTGTTGCTCTTTCGGCAAGTGGTGCTCCTTCGGCGAGGGCTGCTCCTTCGGCGAGTGTTGCTCCTTCGGCGAGCAGTGCTCCTTCGGCAAGTGTTGCTCTTTCGGCGAGTGGTGCTCCTTCGAAGATAAAGGCGAATATATCGGCGATTATCCTTTCCTGGCTTTTGTGGG